AAGAAATTGATACCCGCTGTAAGGTATGGGTTGCTGGATTAGACACATCTGGTAGACCCAAAGTATGGCATTGTGGCAAAACGATGCGGGTATCTCGCATTGTATGTGAGGAGCAGTTTGGGCCACTTGGTGGATTAGAAGTTTGTCACAAACCCCCATGCAAGAATTTGCTTTGCGTAAATATTGATCATCTTTATCCAGGAAATCACGGGCAAAATGAAATGGATAAGGATCGCGGAGTAGCGCGATTTATTCAAAATCATCGTTTGGGATTTAGAGTGCGGGTTAAAGGCGAATCGGTTGGTATTTATAAATTTGCCGACGATGCTTTCCGTGCTCGTGATGCTTATTTGGAGAAGCGGGCATGACCCCTATTCAAGAGTTTATCCCCGTAATTCGTAGCTGGCTCGCTATCGATCCAGAGATTTACCCCGACGATATCGTCACAAATTGGATTCGAATGGCGGAGGAGTACCTTTCGGAGACTCTCCGCAGCCGTTACATGGTTCAGATCGACTGGATGAAACTGGTCGAGGGCCGTGTCGAGCTTCCTAAGGATTGGCTGGAACTCGATACGGTCCGGTTTTATCCGCAAGGAAAGCCACTGATTTGGGCACCTCGCGATGAGTTCTACACCCCGCAATACGATATTTGTAATCGCTACACCATTGTCGGCAATTACATTATTCTCGGCAAAATTGATACAGTAACGGGTGTCGATTTAGAGATATCGTATTATCAGCGCATTCCGCCGATCGGCGATGAGACTAATTGGCTCTATCAATACAATCCTCGATTGTTCACGCTGGCGGTGTTGTGGCATGCTGCGGCTTACGCTGTTGAGGATCAGCGCGTTGCTGGATGGCAGCAGGCTGTTGAGTCGATGGTTGATACCATCAATACCTCAAGTCAGAGATCAAGGCACAGTGGTTCTATCTTGGTCGCCAATAAAAATCGCAGGAGCTTCGGATGAGCGGCCTTTCAAGCGCTGGTGAAAACATCGTGCTGGATGCGCTATTAACTGCGCGATTTGTATCGTTGCACACCCTTCTTCCCAGCGATGCTGGTGCTGGTGAGGTTGTCGGCGGCTCTTATGTTAGACAAAGTGTCGCTTTCAGCAAAACTGGCAATAACCCAACAATTGCTGCAAATAGCGGCGTGGTTCAGTTCCCGGTCGCAACTGCCGATTGGGGAACGGTCACCCATTTTGGAATTTGGTCTGCATCCTCCGCTGGATCATTCCTAGGTGGGTGGCCGGTCGATACTGCAAAGCGGGTGGACATAGATGATGTTGCGCGGTGGGACGTGGGTAAATTACGAATAGGCACGGATGAAGTAATCCCCTGATGGCTGGTGTTGGTTCATATTACGGCAAAGAAGACTACGGCGACGATCTGTACTCTTGGAAAGAGAGTGTAGATTTCGACGCTGTTAGTAACATTGCCGTGTATGCCAAATCTAGGATCGGAATATACCACTCTCTTCAGTCGGACGCTGTTATTCAGTTCGATTCTGCTTCGCTGCTGATTTTAGTCGCAGTTATAGAGGCTGATGCGAGTATTAGATTCTACGCTCGCGCACCGCTTAGTATAGAAGCTAGCCTACAAGCTACAGCAAATATACCGTTCGATGTTCATAGCAGCGAGTTTCTTGGTTATCCGTGGGTTCCCGAATTACCCCCCGGCGAAAATTGGATTCCTATTCCGCCCCCGATCGAGGGGTGGGCACCGATAATCAGCGCCGAGGGGCCGTGGATTCCCATTCAACCATCTGGATCGTGGAATGCCGTTGCTGGCGGTTCCGGTCCGTGGATTCCGGTAGGACCAGACAGGAGGCCAAACAGTGGCTGACACCTTAACCCCCGTTCACGCCCTTGTCAAGCCAGAAATTAGTGGTAGTGACGATACGTGGGGCAACAAACTAAACTCCAATTTCGATAAGCTGGATGGATTCTTCAAAAACGGCGTAGCCGATCGCGTTCAGATTAAAAATGGAGTTAATCCAACCATCGAGTTGCGCGCGAATGCGACGGGCGGATTGGAGATCTATTCTGGCGCGACTCTTATACTCAGAATTTCGGCTACAGGCACTCTCCAGACATTGGGCGACATAGAGGCATTTGCAGGTATCGTATGACTATCCCGGCTGCAGGCGTTGTTAAAATGTCCGATTTGCGGACTGAATACATGCCTGCTGGTTCGAACCAAAATGTGTTGTTGTCCTCGTTTTATCGGGGCAATGCTAGCGGATTTGTCCGGAAGAACGCTGCTAACAACGCGGCCGTGAATAGGTCGGCGGCTATCCCCGAAAGTGGAATCATAAAGCTGTCGCAATTCCGTGGCCAATCAACCGGGTGGGATTACACCAACGCGGCTGTTATCACCGATGCCCTTATGGCTACCCCTTTCGGCGATGATTGGGCTATAAACTGGCCGAAAAAGTATACCAATAACGGTACGATCGGAGGAATACGGGGCGTTAGCTGGGCGTTTCGTATAGAGGGAGGGGCCGGCAAACTCGAATTCGTAAATAACAGTGAAGTTCAAGGGGGTTACGGTGCGCCTAACAGCGGTGGTGGTTATCACGCTATCCATATTAATTCTCCTGTTCGTGTATACATAACTAATAACAGCGCATTTCGTGGCGGCGGCGGAGCGGGAGGAGTAGGTGGAGCCGGTGGTCAAGGCGGGCAGGGGTATTACACTGCTACCGGAACAGAGTCGCCAGCTTATCAATTACAATATAATGAAATATTCATTGGGGCTGGAGGGGATCACGGAATCACTAAAGTGTGGTGGGCGGGGTCCAAGATTTGGGACAATTATGCGCCTCCATACACCGCTATCGGTATTAGTGGCTACACTTATTATCAGGGCGCTCTTGTAGTCGATTACGGCTCTTCGCAGCATTATTATGTTTATCGTCAATGGCAATACAATGTCGTCACAACTGGTGGGGCAGGTGGAGGCGGCGGTAATGGCGGACGAGGACAAGGCTACGGCTACGCCAACACAGCTGGAAATCCCGGAGCAGGCGGAGCAGCAGGGGGAACTAATTCTGGAACAGGTGGAACCGGGGGAACAGGCGGGTCAGGTGGTGTCTGGGGGTCTGGGGGTAACACGGGCAATACTGGGGCTATCGGCGGCTATGGAAACTACTCTGGTTGGGGCGGACCGGGATACGGTGGAGCCGTTGGAGGAGCAGCTGGTTATGCCATTCATGCTGAAACGGCGTGGACGAGCGTAGTAAACGGAACTAGGCAGGGAACGATTGGCCCGGTAGCAGCAACGGCAGGATAATGGTTGATACAAATACGCCGAAATTAGGACTAATTAAGCCGGAAGTAGCTGGCTCGCGTGATTTGTGGGGCGATAAGCTCAATTCTAATTTCGATGTGATTGATAATCTGGCTCCGTTGGTTTCACCAGTATTCACGGGCGATCCGAGAGCGCCGAATCCGGCACCGGGCGATAACGATACGTCGATCGCCACTACTTCATTCGTGAACGCTACTGTTAACGCAGGTGTCGCTACAGTTCCGCCGTTCCCAGAAGCGCCGAATGACGGCAAACAGTACGCTCGTCAATCGCTTGCATGGGCGTCTATTATTGTTCCTCCTAGTACTTCCATTTCGGACGCGGCACCGTCTTCGCCTTCCCCTGGTCAATTGTGGTGGGAGAGCGATAGCGGAAACACCTTTATCTGGGTAGACGATGGCAACACTCAGCAATGGGTGCAGCAGAACGTCATGCCTTCCAGCACGGGCATCACGCAGGACGCCGCCGACACCCGTTACGTAAATGTGTCTGGCGACACCATGACCGGCGCGCTGACCGTGCCGTCCCTCGCCTCGACCGGCAACATTACAGCCGCTGGTAGTCCGGTAATGACCGCTGCCAATTTGGTCGATACCGGCACCAACAGCGAACAGACGAATTGGCCAATCGGCACTACGTTGTTGTGTTGGAACAGCAGCAACTATACCCGCGCCCAGATCGCCAATCCTTACATCATAACCACTAGTGGCGGACAATGGTGCGGGCCGCATCCGGCTTCTGGTCACGTCGCAGGAGCGGTTATGTCTGGTTCGTGGCGTCATCGTGGCGGTGGCTCCTTCACCGCTGGTTTGTTCCTCATCTTGTTGCAGAGGGTCACATAATGACTGACACGATTATCAATGCCGTCCAGTATCAGGACCACGTTCTGCTGACGCTCCAGCCGGAAGAGGGGGAACCTTACGAATACGTTCTGCGAGCCGACGATCCCCACGGAGACGCTCCGGAATTGAGGGCAGAACTAGCCCGCATGGTAGAGGCTGGGGAGATCGTCGTCATGGACAAGTCAACCAAGCTGTCGAAGCTGGAGGCTGATAATGGCGTTTGACTTCCCCGCATCGCCTAGCGAAGGCCAGATTTTCAATGCGCCGGGTGGACCTACTTACGTGTTCAACACGCCCGTGTGGAAAGCCATCGGGCAAGGTCAGATCGCCATCGTATCCGACACGCCGCCTAGCAATCCGGCCAACGGAGCCTTGTGGTACGAGAGCGATAGCGGCATTCTCTTCATCTGGTACAACGACGGGAATAGCTCGCAGTGGGTTCAGGTTGGCGGCGTCATGGGGTCGGGGCTGCCGCAGTTCATTCAGCAGCAGTTCATCACCGTATCAGGCGCGATCATCCTGCACGCCGACACCCGACATTTTCAGGTCGAGGTGCAAGGTGGTGGAGCCAGCGGCGGGCCGTCGAACTCTACTGGAGCGACGACGGCGGGCGTGGGCGGAGGCGGCGGCGCTGGTGGCTACGGCTCGAAGATGATCATCAGACCGGCTGGCACTTACAGCCCGACATGCGCGGTCGGCGCGGCTTCGGCGGTCAACGGTAACGGCAATGCATCCTCGTTCACTGACGGCACCTCGACGCTGACCGCGAATGGCGGACTGGTGGGCGGCACGGGCGTTCCTTCCAACAACTCATACGGAATATTAGGCGGCCTTGGCGGCGATGCGACAGGTGGCACGATCAACCAGCGAGGCGCAGCCGGTGGTTATGGGCTGGAACTGGGAACAGCGGTGCAAAACTCCATCAATACAGGCATCGGCGGGCAAGGCGCATCGTCCCGTTTCGGTGCTGGCGGCAACGCTACTTTCACTTCCAGCGGTGCGGCTGCAACTGCCGCTGGACAACCCCCATACGGTTACGGAAGCGGCGGCGGTGGTTCTGTGTCGATTACTGGCGGAGCCGCTCAGCAGGGCGCAGCCGGTTCTCAGGGTTGTGTCGTGATTACGGAGTACAGGTGATGCGGGCGGCTGATGTCGTGGACGGCGAAGTGGTAAACGTGATCGTGGTCGAGAGCCTTCCCGCGCCGGAACTCGACGCGATGGTGCAGGGCGATCTGATCGAGTGTCCTGTCTTTGTCGGCATCGGCTGGACCTACGAGCCTACCAAGCTGCCCAATCAGTGGACCCCGCCGCCGTCGGACCTCCTCAAGCCAGCAGGGGCTGACGATGGCGTTTGACTTCCCCAATAGCCCCTCCGAAGGCACCACATTCGCCCCATCTGGCGGGCCGGTCTACGTTTACACGGGCGGCGTTTGGCGGATGCAAGGCTTTGGTCAGGCGGTCACCGCCGAGGCGCGCAACCGCATCGTCAACGGCGCGATGCAGATTTCGCAGGAGAACGGCAACACGACCGGGACGACGACGGGCTATTTCGCCGCCGACCAGTGGTCGATGTATTTTATCGCTGCCGGTGCCGCTTTCGGCCTTCTGCGCGCTAGCGGGCGGCTGCGGTTCAACGTCACCACCGCCAAAGCTTCGATGGCGGCTGGCGAGTACGTGCAACTGTATCAGGCCATCGAAGGCATTAGGATTTCAGACTTCAAATGGGGAACGGCGTCAGCGAAACAAGTAGTGCTGCGCTTCGGCTTCAAAGGCCCGGTGGGAACCTACGCCGTCAATCTACGCAACGGCACGTCCGACCGCTCCTTCTCCAAGAAGTTCACAATCACGACGGCCAACGTGGACACTGAACAGGTGATCACCATTCCCGGCGATACGACCGGGGTGTGGGCTGTCGACAATACGTTGGGGATCGCACTTAGCTTCTGCCCCGCAGTCGGGACGACATACGCGGCCCCGGCAGAGGGGTGGAATGCCGGGAACTTCATCGGCGCTGCCGGGCAGTCTAACGGCATCGCCGCCACCGGCACATTTGAGCTTTTCGACGTGGGGCTTTATCTCGATCCCAACAACACCGGGGTGCCGCCGTCGTGGCAGATGCCCGACGAGGCCGACGAACTGAATGCGTGCATGAGGTACTTTCAGCGCGGCCCCACCACCACCTATGGCGGCTACGCCGCAGCAACTAGCGCTAGCGTCCTTTTTTATTTTGGGTACGCCGCGATGGTGCCGATGCGCGTCGGCCCGACCCAATCGCTGTTTGGCTACACTTCCCTCAACGCCCCTGCGGTCTATTTCGGGGCCGGAAGTCCCTACGGCGGCACGCTCTACTCGGGCGGCACGGCGGTTGGGCCGTTCTGGGTAGCTGGTACTCTGAACCTTGTTGCGAGGATGTGATGGAATACGTTTCGGCTGAATGGGTGGTCTTCCCGCCGACCGGCGAGCGGGTCATCAAGGCCATCGGCGACGATGGCGTCGAGTACTGGATACCCAGTGCCGAAACCGACGTACCACCGTGGCCCGACTTCATGAAGAAGCAAGGACTACGAGCAATCAAAGCGCCCCCACAGGTGGACCCCGAATGATACCAATTGACATCCAACCCGGCGTAACGAACCGCGAATCGAAAGCGAGACACACCACCAATTGGCGTGAAGCGCACCTTATTCGTTGGGAAGGGGATACTGTCATACCTTTCGGCGGATGGGAGCTTACAACACTCGGTCCTTTCGCTTCGCCTATCCGCCAAATGCATCGTTGGATGACGAATGCTGGCATGATGATTACCGCTTATCTGTGCGAGCAACACTTGTACGTCGATATGGGTGAAAATGTTATTGATATTACACCGATTGACGGGATCGCGGCTCCATCTGGGAATAATGGCGGATACGGCGACAAGAAATATAATGCTGGAGCATATGGAACGCCGCGCCCCGGCGAATCTCGTCTCCGTAACTACACCCCAACTTACACGCTCGATAATTGGGGCGACCAGCTTCGCGCAATGACGAGTACCGATGGACGCTTGTTGAAGTGGGACCCTGCAACACCGGCAACGAAAGCGACAGCAGTCGTGGGCGCTCCGATTTCCAACCGGATGTTCGTGATTACCCCCGAGCGTCACATCATGCTTTTCGGGTATAGCGGCAAGGTGGACGCATTCTGCTGGTCCGACCAAGAAGATGACACTAATTGGGCTTTCACCGACATAACCAGTAAAGCCGGGTACTTCGATCTGGAACCATCAGCTCCGATCGTCACCGTCAAACAGTTCTTTGGCGGCATTATAATGTTCACCACTGGCACCGCTTATATCATCAAGTATTCCGGAATGCCGTACATTTACGGCTATTACGAGATCGGTAAAGTCCCAGTTCCGGTGTCGCCCCTTTCGCTGGCGGAAACTCCTGATGGAGTAATGTGGCCGTCTACCGAGGGATTCTGGATGTTTACCGGCTCTACTATTCTGCCGGTGGAGTGCAGTATCTGGGACTGGATTAAGCGGAATATAGACTTCTCTAACTCGTTCTTCCAGGCATACACCATTAACATGTTTAATCGATCGGAACTATGGTGGTCATTTGTCGGAAATGAAGACGAGGAGCGTATCAATTCGCGTATCGCGGTGTTTGATTATCGATCCAAGTGGTGGTCAATGGCGCGAATGGGACGTTCGTGCGGCTACACTTATGGTAGCGATCCTTACCCAATTTGTTCGGATGGCACTAAAGTGTATAAGCACGGATTATTGTACAGCTATCCCGGATCTGAAATGCCGTGGATCGAGACGTTCAATATGAACCTGAATGACGGTGAAACATTAGTTACGCTGAATGAAATACAGCCGGAGATAGTGGGCGATCGCGACATACTGCAGTTCAGCTTATATAAGCAATACGATCGGACTCGGCAAGACACCGAAAAGAAGACACCTGATAGGAAAGTATTTGCTGACGGGCGCGTTCAGTTCCGCGAGACAGCTAAAGATTTCCGAATGCGCATTCAGGTGGTAGGCCCTGGATATTGGACACTTGGACCGATGCTGGTAGATGTGAAACAGCGCGGCAAGAAAACTACGGATAAGAAGACGGCATGAGCAGGTATCTACGAGTTCCGCAGTTCCCTGTTCCGGGATTACCCCGGTTCTTTGAAGATATTATTGCCGCTATGGATCGAGACTTTAACAATAAGATGGACAAGACTACAGGCAACCACTCGTTGCTGTTAATCGCCCCCGATGGGAGTGTCTGGGAAGTAAAAGTAACCGATGCCGGGGCATTGACCACGGTGAAAGTAGCGGCAGGATGACTTATGTTGTAACAGATCCTTCGATGCGACGCAAGATCGAACGGTGGATTCGTGAAAACGACTTCTGCTATACTTTCGATGATGTTATTTCACTGATCGAGTCTGGAAAATTCCAGGGGCACGTATTCGGAGACACGTGGATATTGACGAGTATCCACGAGTTTCCTCAACGAAAGACAGTCCATATTGATCTAGTGATCGGACATTTAGTAGATGCAATACAGGCAGAGCCAGAACTGTGTGATTGGGCGCGTAGCATCGGTGCAAATCTGATAACCGGTAGCGGTAGACCCGGATGGGACCCTCTAAGAGATAGGGTCAAAGGTTGGCGCTTCAGAGGTTACCATTACTCGAAGGACTTGTGAAATGACGAGCAAATCACCGTCGCAAACCACACAGACCACCGAGGTCAAGCTTCCCGAATGGGTCAACAAAGCCTCGGAGAGCAATTACGGGCTTGCTCAACAGCTTGCTGGCAGACCGTTCCAGCAATATGAAGGAGCGCGAGTTGCCGACCCATCTGATATGACTAACGCTAGTTACGACTATCTAATGCGAAATGTCGGAGCGTCCGATCCGCTTTACGAGGAGGCAGCCAACAGATACCAGTCCACTTTCGGCGATCTGGACGTCAACAAGTATCTCAATCCGTACTTGGAGAACGTTGAGACAGGCACGATCAACGCCAGCGAAAGGGCACGCAAGCTTGCTACTATGCAAGGCTCGGACACCGCCAAGTCCTCTGGCGCTTTCGGCGGTTCTCGACACGGCGTTGCTGAGGGCGTAACTAACGCCGAATACGGGCGAAATCTTACAGACTCAATAGCGAAGCTCCGCGCGCAGGGCTATGATTCCGCGACTGCCACGGCTCTAGCTGAAAAGGAAGGCACACGGGCTTCGGCAGAAGGACTGAGAAATGTCGGTACGACGCGGCAGGCTTCCATGCTCACGGATGTTGGCGCTCTAGGCGCGGCGGGTAAGAACGACGAGGCGTACAAGCAGTCTTTGATTGACGCTGATATGGGCAAGTTTGGCGAAGCGCAGGATTATGGCAAGGAGCAGCTTAATTTACTGCTGGCGGCGCTCGGTATGTCGCCTTACGGGAAGACCGAAACATCCACGCGCACGGGTACGTCTGAACAAGGCGGAACGGATTGGGCATCTACTATCCTCGGCGGAGCCAAGCTTCTAGGTGGGTTCCTCTCAGATAAGAGAATGAAGACCGACATCACAAAGCTCGGTGAAGATGATGAGCACGGGTTCCCGTTGTACGCTTACCGATACAAGGGCGACCCCAAGTCTTACCCTAAAGTGGTAGGTCCGATGGCCCAGGATATCGAGAAGAAGCTGCCGCATCTTATCAAAGAAATCGGCGGCCACAAGACAGTTCCACTAGGATTATTGTCTAATGGCCTATAAGCTCACCTATAACAATCAGGGTGTTCGGGACCTCCACCTTTCGCCGGAGGTGGAACGTGCTTATGAATTGGCAGCGCAAGCAGCTGGCATCGATGAAATCCGCGTTACTTCTGGTGGGCAAGAGTCGTCAGGTCCAAATCGCACTGGCTCTCATCGCCACGACGCTGGTGGGGCGGGCGATATTCAGCTGGTTAAGAACGGGCGCGTTCTAGACTTCACCAATAAGGACGATTTGCCGTACTTCACCAACTTCGTGTCGTCAGCGAAAGGAGGAGGTCTGACTGGTTTCGGCGCTGGCACCGATTACATGGGGAACAACACGATCCATGCGGGCGGCGGAACATCTGCAATATGGGGTGCGGGGGGCAAAGGAACTAACGCGCCGGGTTGGCTGCAGCAAGCGTTTGGAACAACAATTAATTCAAATCCCGTCACGGCTCCTAGTGGGACTGCTCCTATTACTTCCACTACCACGGCTCCGACTACGGCTCCGGTCGCCGCCGAAAAGTCCGCTACCCCATTCGACACGGCAATGGGCGGGTTGGAGGAAATGATAGGTGGGTTGCAAGGCAAGAAGCCCCAACAGGCTGAACCTCAAATGCAACAGGCTAGCCCTGCTGTTCAACCCAACGCGCCCGATCCAAAGATGGCGCAGTTACTTATGAGTCAATTGTTGAATAAGCCGCGCGGCCTTAGCTTAGGGGGAATGTTTCCATGACCCCCATGGAATCCTTTATTCGCCAATACGCGGCGTCGATCGGCATAGACCCCGAAATCGCCATGCGCGTGGTCCTTTCGGAGGGAGGCGCAGAAAGCTTGACCGATGTTACGCGACAGGCTCTTGGGCGTGGGCCGAGTGGGCAGGAAAAAAGCTATGGGCCTCTGCAGATGAATATAGAAGGCGGGCTTGGCGCTCGCGCTCTGGCTCAAAACATTGATCCTAGGAAGCCAGAAGACGCCTACAAAGCTGTTAAGTTTGGGCTTGATACAGCTAAGAATGAAGGTTGGGGCGCTTGGTATGGTTGGAAGGGCGATCCTTACGCGGGTATCAACCAAGTGAAAAATTTGAGGCCAGACGGGCCGAAAGGTCAAGAGGTTTGGCCGACAACAGTTCCAATTCCGGACGCGGCTCCCTCCTCTGTTGTCGCCACGGATACGCCCGCCCCTCAAAGCGAATCAGAGGGGTGGGCGGCTAAATTGAAGGAAATGGCGGAAGGCGAGGATGCTTCAGGTCTGGTATCTAGCTTGACTGGCGAGGACACCGAGTCTGGAGGCTCTGGCCTTTACCGAGGAGACGATCCGATCCAAAGTATTTTGCCGTCATTGGAGTCAGCGGATACGGCTAGGGCACAAGCAGCGCAATCCATGATGGCCCAGCTAATGATGCCGAAAAGACGCTCGCGCGGCCTAACCCTTACAGGAGTTCCCAATGCCTGAGCAACCCCCGGTTCTAAATACCCCGTTTCGTTTCCCGAAATTCAATCCCGGCGTTACCCTTACGTCCGCCCCATTTCGGCCTAGCGCCCAAGTGGTCGGCGATCCACGGAATGTGGTGAAGCAGTTGGACCCTGCAGCATTCCTTCCGCCTCCACCTCCACCGGTTGTCCCGGTAGCGAGACGGCCTATTGGGGGACCGATGGATCCATATTTCACGGATAATTACGGAAGGGGCGGTCCCGGTCGCGGCGGCGGTTATACAACCAGTACCGGACAACGCCAAGGCGGATGGGGTCGTACTTCAACCGGAACGCGGAGTAGCGCTTACGGTGGATATGGTGGTGGAGGGCTGTACTAATGTCTATCTTTGATACCATTATGGCGCTCACGGGCCGAAAAGACCCGGTTGAAAAGATGAAGGACGCTATAATGCGGCAGGGGGGCGGCGCTAGCGGTATTCCTAACGTGCAGCTGGGCGGTGACGCCGGGGGTCAGGCCGTGCCCGGTACTGACCCGAATACCACTCAGTCGACACAACAAGCGCCGATACCGAACGCTTATAAGTCCCCACCTGACCTTTCGCAGATGTACTTGGAACTCACGGAGCGCGATCGGAACGCCCGCGAAATGGATCAAGGGATGACATTGATCGCGGCTGGGCTGGCCCGCGACGAAAATCGCAACCGTATAATGTCTACGTACGATCAGGGCGGTAGCCAGAGCATGGATTCCTCCATGTTCACGGCGATCAACGCTGCGCAGGAAGCGCAGCAAGCAGCGTTGATGAAAAACCAGATGCGTCTGGCGCTCCCCGCTATTGCCAAGCAGTACGGGTGGAGCACCGAGGCTGTGAATATGATGTTTGAGGCTGGCACTCTGGAAGAGGCTATCAAACAAGCTAGCCAACCGCACTATGTTGAAGTAAAACGTAAGGACGGCTCTACGGCGATCGTCGACGCGAGCGAATTGCAGCGTGAAACGGCGGGTGGCACTGTTAATCCAGCAGCGGCTCCGGTCCCGACAACTCCCCCGGCTCCAGTCCCATCTATTCCGGCTGTTGCGGAAGATCAGACCCCGGTTCCGCTGCTCCGTGAGGACATGGAAGCAGCTGCGGCGGCTCCGCCTGTTACTGAGCCTACTGTTCCAGGCACAATGCCTCCGGCTATCGCTGAACCTGGTATTCAAATAGCAGCGGCTCCGCCGAAGAAAGTTACTTTCCAAGACGACCCTAGCAGCACCGGACAGCTTGCTTTCTACGAAGACGGCACACCTGCTCCTGAATTCAATATCGTTGGTGGAGAGGATCTACAAATCGAAAAGACTGCCGACGGGCGGTTTCAGGCTATCGACAAAAATACTGGCAAAGCTTTCGGCGATCCTTACGGTGCTCCTGAGGATACGTCTACCGAGAACCAAAAAGAATACGCACAGTTT